TTTAATCAATAAATTAAAAATGTGGCCATTTTATGACCGCTTGAGAGCTTGCAAGCTTGCGCGCTTGTGGGCTTGTTCGTTTTCCCTCTTCAGGTATTTGAAAAATCTTTCACAGCTTTTGATATAAGACTCAGGCAGCTCGTCATGCTGCCTAAGAAAATAATGTGTTAAATCGTTTCTTTTAATTCTCACTGGTGATCTCTTCATGAGATAATCTAGTCTCATCCCAGGGCCCACCTAAGTGAGCTGGTTTGTCCTCGTCCCATACGCCCTGGACCTGAGGAAAATTGGCCACACTGTAGCCAGCCTCCTTTAATGCATTTCCAATTATATATGCGGGATCCTGGTGACCTTCAGGCTCTTCTAGATTTCTCCACTCAAATTTAACTTGTGCTTTCATAGGACCTTTCTGTTAAGTTAATATATCCCAGTATATCCCAGCTGCCCGGTCCTGTCAACCTGATTTAAATAAATAAACTTCTTGACGTATCTTATATTATCCTATACACTTGGCAGGCGGTTGGGGATGGTGGTATATATATAAAAAGTTTTTCGGGCGGGCCCACCCTGGAGCTTGAGGCCTGACGGCTTGGACCCAGCGGGGCGGGCCCACCTTTTTTTTAAATTTATTTTTTGGGGTTTTTCAGACCCTGGAGGAGCACCAGGGTCCGTTCCTAACAGACAGGAATTTTTAGTCTAACAATACCATATATTCTTTTGCGAAATACTGACGAAACCAATTAAGGCCATTACGTACTATTTGCCAGTCATCCTGATTGTCACTGAATCCGGGTGTTTGTTTCGTTAATATATCTTTAGCCTCAGTAAGTTCAGTCATATACATTGTATAATCGTAAACACAGGCTGCAAAACCAGGCAACTTAATCGATTCACCGCTGAATCTATTAGATCGTTCAACCATTGCTGTTGAATGTGATTTCACCACAAATGGTAGTTTTATTTTTTTTCCGTTGTATTCAATCATATTTCCTTTCATTGTTAATTTAACTAATCTTATATTGTCCCAGGTCCCTTGTCAACCCAGCTTGAAGCTTGACGCCTTGCTTGCGGCTTGAGCTTAACGGGGAGGGCCCACCCTTTTTTTTAAGGCAAAAAATTTTTTCTAAATGCATGGATTGTCTGTGTTAATCTCCATGCATTTAAGTTTAGGGGCTTTAGGTCATACCTTTCAGTTGACTTATCTCCCCCCTAAATTCTATAATTGTTGTTCTCCCAATGGTAATCCTAAATTTTCTAATGCGTCATAGATAAATTCATCAGGGTCACCAGTTCTTGCTTTCTGTGTTCCATAAGGCATATCTTCTTGGAAGTGAGTATATAAATCTTGCATAAGTTCTTCACCATCTAATTGGTCAATGTCCTTATGTAGTACATCATGCTTAATTAAGATTTTTTTTACTTCATCATATTCACTAATTATTTTATTCATATTTTCCTCTTTCTGTTATATATCTTATATAATCCTATTGACAAGGAAGTCAATAGATGAAATAAGTTTATTTTAATCAACAAAAAAGGAAACATGGAACAGACAAAAAGAGTAAGACTTAATCAAGAATACAGAAACAAGATATCAAAAAGAATAGAACTTGGACTTGACCAAGAAATCACTATTGAGAAAGAGAGATATCTACAATTAAGAGAACAAATAAAACCCTTGCAAGATAAAACTTGGGCTATGATGTATGAGATTGGTAGAGAAAACTATCCACAAGAAGATGTTGATATGGCATGGCACTTACAGAAAAAATATGAGAACGTGAATACCATAGCACCAGACAGTTGTTTTCATGTTGCTTACATGACTACAAGAACAGAGGACAAACTTAATTACAATGGAGATGTAGTTGAGGCTAAGGGGCAACCAATGGAAGTTGAGGAACATTTTGATTTCAAAGTTGATGGTAGTGTTCAGAGTGGTAGCAATTCCAGACAGAGTGGAAACCAATTTGCTTATGCTTATTTCAGAGATGAATTGAAAGCACAACCAGAATGTAATCCAGATATAAATATCTTAATGAAAGATAAGGATAGCAACAACCCATACCAAAGAAAAATCTGTGAGGCTAATGATAAGTATCTTGGAATAGGTCATACAAGTAGTAGCAATCATACAAGCTACCAAGCTGAATGGGACAAAGACTATTCTATGGATTTAATCGGTAGAGAGTATTGTAGAGATAGACAACTTATGACTACAAAAGAAAACTTTGAAACTTTGTTATTTTGGAAAAACCAGAAAGCACAATTTGTTATCGCACATGAAAATTGGGTAGAGAGCATACAAAACCAAATGAGTGAGATTAAGTTAGGACTTAAAGGATATAAGTATCTTGATGAGGCTTTGGAACTTGCTACTGAACTTGGTTTAACTATTCAAGATAGTGAGATTATCAGAACGGATAGCATGGGGCTAACAATCTTTAATCCAAAAAATCTTGCTGAAAGAATTAAGGCAATGAAAAACAAGGTCAAGCAAACCAGAGAGGAAAAAATAGCTATTGCTAAATTACAGCAAAATAGCATAAATTAAGCTATTGACATTGATGTGGGATAGTGCTATAATTATCCCATATTAACAATTAACAGAAAGCAATAATATGCAATCAGAAATAAATAAAATGCAAAGACATATCAGAATATCAGATGTTATAGATACTCTTATGTCACAATCTTTACAATTAATGGACATTGTAAATAAGAACCAGACAGAAGTTAATAGACTAAAAAAAGAACAGGAAAGACTACAACTGAAAGTAGGTAAGTAATATGATTTTACATAAACAATTTATGATTACTTACTTCTCTACTAAAGATGGGAAAACAATCACAAGGAAAGCAACTTGGACAGAGGGCTGTAAATACTTTACATCTAAAGTCGGCAATCATATGATGACATACTTTGATATGGACGCACAAGGATATAGAACTGCGAAATCATCTTGGACTGTGAGGTATCTATAATGAAATATTGTCAAGGTACTAAGTGCCATACGTATGACACCTCAGACAGAAAGCGAGGTGTCAAAGGTAGCAAAACAAACCAGACCAGAAAGAGAACTCAGTTTGATTATGGAGATGGAAATTTTTGCACCCTAACTTGTCAAGATGATTGGTTCAATGTTCATGGCACTAATGCAATCAATCACTTTGGTAGAGTTGAAAGTCCTATCATACTGACAGAAGAAAACGCATGGCAACGTACATGGAATAGGGCGCATTGGGAAGATAACACACAACCTCAATTCATTGAACGTAATACAATAACCAAAGCAACCAGACCATGTCAACAAGGGAGTGAATAATGCAAACTGAGGAACAACTACTAAGGAACAAGATAGAATACTTAGAAGATAGAATGAAAGTGATGGAGAAATCTTTATCACGTGTTAATAATATCTTAGGTAGATTTCAGATGACTGAGGACAAGGGCGCTGGGTTCAAGGATATAGATACAAGGACACATGACCATGAATTAATATAGTACAACTGGGGTATGTATGCAGTTATTACATACCCCCACATCTTGTGTGTCAAGATAAAAATTTTCCTACATATATACCGGGAGGGCCCACCCCCTCCCTGGCGGGCCCACCCAAGTAATAAAAAAAAATAGAGGTACCAAGCCAACCAAACCAAACAATGACTTTGTAATAGGTCGATACCCCCTTTTATATAAATAGGGATCCTAGTCTTACCCTTTATTGCTTAATCCATAGAGTTAAGGTATAAGATTTGAAATCATATTAATTATATGCCAAAAAATATTTTAAAAAATCTGGATGGATTGACTCCAGACGAAAGCGCTAAATTACTTGAACTTGAACGAAGTGTAGCTTTGGATGAAGCCCGTCCAGATATTACAAATAATTTTTTAAGTTTTGTTAAGTATGTTTGGCCAGAATTCATTGAAGGTTCACACCATAAAATTATTAATAAAAAATTTAACGACATAGCTACAGGTAAGATCAAACGTCTTATTATCAATATGCCGCCTCGACACACGAAGTCTGAGTTTGCATCTTATTTGCTTCCAGCCTGGATGATTGGTAAGAATCCAAAATTAAAAATAATTCAAGCAACACACACAGCCGATCTTGCAATTGACTTTGGTCGTAAGACTAAGAACCTGGTCGACGAGCCCCGATACCGGGAGCTGTTTCCAACGAGACTACAAGAAGATAGTCAGGCAGCAGGGAAATGGAAAACGGAACAAGGGGGAGAATACTTTGCAGCAGGTGTTGGTGGTGCAATCACAGGTCGTGGTGCTAATCTATTAATTATTGATGATCCTCACAAAGAACAAGATATTCGTGGAGATGGTAAATCTTTTGAGAAAGCAATGAACTGGTACACAGCAGGTCCAAGACAACGTCTACAACCTGGAGGTTCAATTGTAATTGTAATGACTCGATGGTCTACAAAGGATGTAACCGGACAATTATTAAAGGCTCAAAGTGAAGAAGGTAGTGATCAATGGGAAGTAGTAGAACTACCGGCATTACTGCCGGACGGCAAACCCGTGTGGCCTGAATATTGGACATCAGAAGAATTATTAAAGACTAAAGCGTCTATTCCTGTAAGTAACTGGAATGCGCAATATATGCAATCTCCAACGGGAGATGAAGGGGCTTTAATTAAAAGAGAATGGTGGAAGGATTGGAAACATAAGTATCCACCTAAAACAGATTACATTATTCAAAGTTATGACACCGCTTTTACTAAAGGCACCAAATCAGATTACTCGGCAATTACTACTTGGGGTGTATTTGAAACTGAAGCCGATGGACAGAATATAATACTCCTCGATGCTTTTAAAGATCGATATGAATTTCCAGAACTCAGACGTGTTGCTTATCAGCAATATTTGGATTGGAAACCCGACATGGTTATAATCGAGGCTAAGGCCTCAGGACTGCCTTTGACCCATGAATTAAGACAAATGGATATCCCCGTTATTAACTTTACTCCGTCACGTGGAAATGATAAACATGTTAGAGTAAACTCTGTAGCCCCTCTCTTTGAGAGTGGTAAAATCTGGGCTCCTATGCATGAACACTTTGCACAGGAAGTTGTAGAGGAGTGTGCGTCGTTCCCGTTTGGCGAGCATGATGACTATGTGGATAGCACAACGCAAGCTATTATGAGAATTAGACAGGGTGGTATGGTTAGACATCCTGAGGATTATAAGGAAGAAAAAGTGGTAAAAGGAGTTATGAAATATTATGGCTGATCCAAGAATACTAAGCAGAATCATTCAACTAGGAAAAGAACTAGGTGCTAACATATCTAATAGTATTGGTACTAAATCTAATGTTAATTTTCTAGGTTCCGGGCCCAAGGATGGAATGCTATTTCAAAAAGATATTAACCCAGAATCATTTTTAGCTATTGGTACTCAAAAAGTTTTACCAGATATTGAGTCTTCGATAGGTTATGCTACAGGCAATAAGTTAAATGGTTTTCAACTAGAACAATTAGAAAAAAATTTACTAACAATGAAAGAATCATTAAACCCAACTAATGTCGTTGAGATGGGTGGTGCGGGTATAGATTCATTGAGAGCTAAATCAGGAATGGTTGAGCGACAAGGAACTGAAGCAGCGAGTGATATTAAATCAATTGACGATGCACAAGCTGGTGTTAATGCAGCAGACGCAGCAGCGGATACAACTCCACTAATGTCTAAAATAGAAAATAGAATTGGTGGAATGAGGGGTGATATAGAAAATAGAGTTGGAACACTTTTAGATGATGTAGGAATGACACCTCAAGCTATTGATGCAAGTATTGCAAGCGATAAAGCAGGGATCATGGCAAGTGTTGCAAAGGGTGACCTTCCAGGTAAGACTGCAGCAGCTAGAGAATTTTTAGTCAATACTTTAAAAGTTGGAGATGATTATCCGACAACAAAATTAGATGATGTTATATCAGCAGAAGATTTTAAATACATTATGGAAGGCGGTGGCGGAGCAGAAGGTGATCCATTAGTTCTAGTACAAAAGTATTTTGGACCGAGAATCGCTGAGATGATTCCACAAGGTGGAACAACTGAAGAGATTGCAATCTTTACTAAAAAAATATTAAATAATGTAGAAGACGCAAGAGGTCTAAGACCTAATGAAGAAGGTTTTGATACTATGACGGCTAAAATTGTAGACGACTTATCAGATGGAACATATTCATTTGGATACCAAAAAGGTAAAGAATTCCAAAACAATGTAAATTCAATGGGAAAAGGAACTCTGAAAGAAATAATAGATTCCGGAGAACTAGTAGGTGATGACCTACAAGCTGCACTAAATGCTTTAAGAAGTAGAAAAGCCGACGGTGGACTTGCAGGATTAGAGACTAGACAGGGTTTAAGAATTGGTGGTAAAGCTGGTAAAACTATTTTGTCAAAAATAAATGACAAGATGATTAAGAAAGCAGCAGATGATATTTTTCCAACAGACGATTATAAATACGATGCTGAATTAGTTGTTGATGCGTTAGTAGAAAATAATCCAAAACTATTTAAAAACTTATTAGCTGATGATTTAGATGATGCTTTAAGATCAGAACTTTATGGACTAGCTGTAAGTGAGACAGGAACTAGAGCAGCAATGAAAATTAAAGCAGGAAAAATGGAACGTCCTTTGTTTGACAAAAATGGTAATTTAAATAAAGATGCAGTTCTGGCTGATGCTACTAAGTTCAGTGGATTAGATGGAAGAAAAGATGCTGTAAAAAGAGGTATCGTTAATGAGAACATACCAGAGTTTAAACGTCAAAGTATGAAACTTGTTGATGGCGAAACATCTAAAGGTGAAAAATTTAAAACATTTGAAACAACTACAGCCCCTCGTATGTTTACATTAAATGTAGAAAAAGCTGTGAGTGAATTAAACATTCCAAGAGAGGAAGCAATTAGAATTGCAAGCCTTCCAAGCGACCAACAGAAAATAGCTTTACAAATATACCTTGATAAAAACATGGCACAAAGAACAGAGTTAATGAACTATTCGCCTAAAACATTCGATGCAGCAAAAGGCGGCAGAGCCGGTTATGCAAAAGGCGGACTAGCTAAAATCCTGGAGCTGTAATGGGTAAGAAAGTATCCGAGATGACTCCTACAGAAAGAGCGAATAAAAAGAAAACACAATCCATATATAATGCAAAGGTATCTTTAGAAACAAAAAATAACAGAACAATTACTTATAGAATTTTTGGAAGAGATATATCATTACCAAAAGGTTTTACTTTTGGTGCCGGTGTAAGGTTAGGTCAAAATAAAACTAGTGTTGAAGAAGGCTTTAAAAAATTAGAAAAATTCCTTGCTAACCCTACTACTGACAATTGGGCTAAGTTATTTGGTTCTAACAATCAATTTGGTATGCAATTAAGAAACTATCTTGCTGATGGAGATAGAGCACCATCTTTAAAAAAAGATATTAAAGGAGAAGCTGCAGCAAAAAAACTTTTTGATACTTTAAAAGTTAAAGAATTAATAAAACCCGAAGACATTGAAACAATTAAAACTGTAACCAATGATTTAGGTAATGCTTCACGAATAAAAGCGAGAGAGGCAAAGACTTTTATACCAATGTCAGAAAACGAAAAAACTATTAGAAATTTTTCTAATGGAGAAAACTGGCTTAAAGCTAATCCCGATTCAACTAAAACAATTGATGGTCAAAATGTTTGGAGAATGGAGGCCAATAGAATTAGAAGATTTTTAAAATCGCAAGAAAAGATCGGAGGGTTTCCCCCTGGAGTTAGTAATGAAAGAAAATTATGGGCAAGTTTATACAGAGCCAGTAAAAGAGGGGATCGTATAAAAATTGTTGGTGAGTTTGCAGGTGGTAAGCTTCCAAGGGATAAAGATTCAAGTAAAGTTAAATGGGGTTCCTTAAATGAAGCAGGTGTTCCAGCTTGGAAAAGAGTGAAATTCAAAGATATAGAGGCACCTGGAAACCCAACTTTTACTTTTGGTAAAAATGGTAGTTTTGCCAAACAAATAGATAAAGTTTTTGGAGAAGGTTTTTTTAAACAATCTACTGATGCTTATAATACTCAACAAGCAATGGGTGCGGAAAAAATAGATGGTCAAAGTTTAAAAGAAACATTTAGAAGAAAAATTTTAATTAATGAATTAGTAACCCTTCCTGTAGAAACAAGTAGAGGTAGAACTAAATGGAAAGTAGCTGAAATCCCTACTCCAGCAGAGGTTGATAATTATTTAAAATCAAAATTACAAGGATTTACTATGTCAGAGGTTCATCATCCTTTTGGTGTAGGAAAAGATCCGTATACAACTGAATCTTCTTTAAGAGCTGCTAATAGAGCAATGGGTTATGCTGAAACAAAATTTAAAAACTCAGGAGACATGGATGCATTTCGTACTGAGATAGAAAGAATCAATAAAGATATTGGTGGCATAAGAAGTAATGTAGATGGAGTCATGGTAGGTAAACAAGCTACTAGTGGTGAACAAATATTTAATGAAAGTTTAAAATTTACATCTAAAGCCGACCAACCTGGATTAAGAAAGTTATTAATAGAACAAGGTGAAAGAGGTGGAACAATTTGTGGACTAGTTGGTTTTAAATCTAGAGGTGGACGTATGATGTTTGCTAAAGGGACTGGTTGTGGTGAAGAAGTAGCTAGAGCTTTTGATGAAGAACCTCTTAGATTTTCTGATGAAGTAACTAAAATTCCTTATGAAGAAGGGCCATTAAACAAAGTAAAAAACGCAGCAAGTAAATTTTTATCTGTTGCCAAAAAAGGTGGAAGGTTTGGAGCGTTCGCTGCAGCCGGTGCCGCAACTGCAGGACTTGTTAAAGAATTTAGAAATGATGATCCATCAACTTATTTATCAAATGAAGACCAACAAAAAAATATGTTAATTGATATGTTGACCCAACCGGTAGTATCTCCTGGATTAGAGGAAAAAACTACAGCATTTGGTGATGCACAACTACCGGCTATCGGTGCAGTGACTGCAGCAGGTATGGTACCGGGTGGAGCAGAATTATACAGACAAAGAACTGGATCAGGAGTTAGGAAAGGTCCTTTAGGAGGTCCCCGTTTAGATGCAGACAAATTACCTATTCCTAAAAACAGAGTCAGTCCAGCTAGGGCGTTCCTTGGTCCCTTGTCCGGGGTTCTGGGAAAAGGATTAGCGGCTACGGGAACACCGTTAGGGATGTTAGCTCTTGAACCATTGTACATCGGTCAACAAATCGCTGACGGAGATTCATTAGGTGAAGTTGCGACAAACCCATTAAATTATTTAGGCCCTGCATTTGCAGGATCTTTATCAAAAGAAGCAACACGTTTTGCTGGACCAAAAATGGCAAATATAATGAGATTAGGTATAAGTCCTACAATGCTTAAAACAGTATCAAGAAGATTTGGATTACCGGGTCTTGGAATATCGGCTGGAATAAGTGGATATGAAATGTATCAAAATAAAAAAGCAGGAAGGGGGTTATTCGATGACGGTTAAAAATAAAACACTTGTTAAAAATATGGAGCATGTTAAATGGAAGGAAATTCCACCATTAAAAGGACCAGACTCACAGGGGTTGAATGTTCCTTTAAAACAAAGTACAACAATAGAGAACTCGGAGAATATAAATGGCAGATATGGACAAAGCTCTACCAAACGTAGAGACAGAAATTAAAACACCTAGCGACGAAGAAGTAGCAATATCAGAACAAGAAACAGCTGAAGCACAAGTTGGACCAGAAGATATTGATATTACCCAAGAAGAAGATGGTAGTGCTACAATTAATTTTGATCCCTCAGCAGTTAATCAACCGGGCGGAGAAGGTCACGGAGATAATTTAGCAGAATTATTAGATGAAAGTATTTTAGGTAAACTAGGTTCAGAATTAGCAGAAAATTATTCAACTTATAAATCGGCTAGATCTGATTGGGAAGATTCTTATACTAAAGGATTAGACCTTTTAGGATTCAAATATGAAAACCCCACTCAACCTTTCCAAGGGGCTTCAGGTGCAACACACCCTGTTCTTGCAGAAGCCGTTACACAATTTCAAGCGCAAGCTTACAAAGAATTACTACCAGCTACTGGTCCGGTAAACACTAGAGTCATTGGTTTAGCCAATAGACAAAAAGAAGACCAGTCAGTTAGAGTCAAAGAATTCATGAACTATCAGCTCATGGATGTGATGAAAGAGTATGAACCCGAGTTCGATCAAATGCTCTTTTATTTACCTCTCAGCGGCTCTGCGTTTAAGAAAGTTTATTACGATGAACTACTTGGTAGAGCCGTTTCAAAATTCGTACCCGCTGATGATATTTTAGTTCCTTATACCGCAACCTCTATTTCAGATTCGGAAGCAGTTATTCATGTTATTAAAATGTCAGAAAATGATTTAAGAAAAAAACAGGTAGCTGGATTCTATGTTGATGTAGAATTACAACCGGGTTACAACGAAGAAACAGAAGTAGAGAAAAAAGAAAGAGAATTGGAAGGTGTTAAAAGAACTAGAGATGAAGATATATTTACTGTTCTAGAAGTTCACACTGACTTAGACTTAGAAGGTTTTGAAGACAAAGATTCTACTGGAGAAGAAACAGGAATTAGACTTCCATATATTGTAACTCTAGAACTTGGAAGTAGAGAAATATTATCTATTAGAAGAAACTATGCAGCAGAAGATCCATTAAAGAAAAAACAAGAATATTTTGTACACTTTAAGTTTTTACCTGGAATGGGTTTTTATGGTTTTGGTTTAATTCATATGATTGGTGGTTTGTCTAGAACAGCAACTACTGCATTAAGACAATTATTGGACGCGGGTACTTTAAGTAACTTGCCTTCAGGATTTAAACAACGTGGAATACGTGTTAGAGATGAGGCTCAGTCAATACAGCCTGGCGAATTCAGAGATGTCGATGCACCTGGTGGAAACATCAAGGATGCGTTTATGCCTTTACCATTTAAAGAACCTTCAGCTACTTTATTGCAGTTGATGGGAACGGTGGTTGCGGCAGGGCAAAGATTTGCCTCCATCGCTGACATGCAAGTCGGGGATGGCAATCAACAGGCAGCTGTTGGAACGACTATAGCTCTCTTAGAACGTGGTTCAAGGGTCATGTCAGCAATACATAAACGATTATATGTAGCGATGAAAAGTGAATTTAATTTATTAGCAGGAGTTTTTAAAACTTATTTACCAAAAGAATATCCATACGATGTTGTGGGTGGACAAAGAAATATTATGGTAGCTGATTTTGATGACAAGGTAGACATTATTCCTGTTGCAGACCCTAATATTTTTTCTCAATCACAAAGAATATCACTTGCACAAACTGAATTACAACTAGCTCAATCAAATCCAGGAATGCATAATCTATATGAAGCTTATAAACATATGTATCAAGCGATTGGTGTAAAAAATATTGATGCAATCTTACCACCACCCGTTGAACCGTCTCCAGTAGACCCTGCAACTGAAAATATTTTATCAATGTCTAACAAACCATTCCAAGCCTTTAAAGGTCAGGATCACCAAGCACATATTACTACCCATTTAAACTTTATGGCAAGTAACGTTGCTAGAAATTCACCGGTTGTGATGGCATCTTTAGAAAAAAACATCTTTGAACATATTTCGCTAATGGCACAAGAGCAATTAGAAGTAGAATTTAGAGATGAGATACAAAAATTAATGCAAATGCAACAAATGGCTCAACAAAATCCACAAATGCAACAAGATCCGCAATTCCAACAACAGATTATGCAAATGTCTATGGCATTAGAGTCTAGAAAAGCAAAATTAATTGCTGAATCAACTGAAGAGTTCAGAGATGAAGAAGCTAAGATCACTGGAGAGTACGGTGGAGATCCAATAGCTAAATTAAAGGCAAGAGAGCTTGATTTAAAAGCTATGGACAATAATGTTAGACAAGAACAAGACCAAGAAAAGATTAATATGGAAAAATCAAAAAATCTTATGGGTCAACAACAGTTTGATGAGAAATTAGAGCAAAATGAAGAATTAGCAGAGCTAAGAGCGGACACTTCATTGACTAAAACACAGATGGGTATTGACTCTAAAAGAGAAAATGACCTTATGAAACAAATGGACGTTAGGATCTTGAAAGGTCCTCGAAGATAGTATATAATAATAGCATAGGAGAAAAATATGAAACCAAAAACATTTTTTACAAAAAACAATCCAAATTATGTTGGTAAAGTTGTGTCAGATACACCGAGAGCAGATGGTTCTAATACACTTAAAACTAACTCAGATGGATTTGCAGAAGCAGTAGAAGTTAAAGTTCCTTTGGGTCAACCGACTATGAATAAAGTTGGTGGTCAAAAAAGAATGTTAGCATCTAAGAAATCTTCAGTTAAGTGGTACTAACATGTGGTTGTCGGCAATTAAATTAGCCGTTTCTGCAGGTAGTAAAATATACGCTAACAAACAGAGAACGAAGATGGCTATGTCTGATGCTCAGTTAATGCACGCTGAAAAGATGGCTACTGGTGCGGAAGCTTACCAAGGAAAACTGTTAGAATCCAGACAATCAGATTGGAAAGACGAATTTATTTTGCTTTTACTTTCGGTCCCTATCGTAATGTTGGGATGGTCAGTATGGTCAGATAATCCTGTACATATGGAGAAAATGGAGTTATTCTTCGTACACTTTGGAAATTTACCGTTATGGTATCAAACAATTTTTGTAGGTGTTATTGCATCTGTCTATGGACTTAAGGCGACACATCTGATAAAGAATAAGTAACTTGGAGAAAAATTATTATGAGCAAAAAATCTAGAAAACGAAATAAAAAAATTCTTGCTGCAATAGGCATAGGTCTTGGTGCAGCGGCTATGGCATCCAGAAACAAAAAAGATCAATCTATTACAAAACCTAGTGTAGCTGATGTAGCTGGTCCTAAAAAAGATACAGCTAAAAAAGACACAGCTGTTACTACTCCAAGAACTATTCAGGACAATAAATATAAAGGACCTAGAAATACAAAAAGTATTAGGGTTAAAGAAAACACAAACAAAGTTTATACTGATGCAACAGGTGGAGAATCTACTGCTAAAGAGGGAAATAAAAAATCTAATTTTATAGGTAAAGATGGAAATGTTCGTAGAGGTGTAGATGCTACACCTATGACTCCAGGTCCTAGAGGAACTGCTAGAGCAGCAAGTGAAATGAGTAGAGGAATGTTACCACCTCAATTAAGAAAACCCAGAGCAAGTAATACGTTTGGACCCGGTAATGATGGTTTAAGTTCTTATAAATCTGGTGGAAGAGCGAATTACAAACACGGTGGAAGCACTGGATCATCTAAATCTTCAGGTTGTGAAATAAGAGGTACAAGTCCAATTTTAATGAAGGGGAAAAGATAATGGCTAATTCAAGATTCAATACGCAGACTACAAACGTAAGAGGCAAAGCGAGTTCTAAAAAAAGAGTTAAAAAAAACATGGGTGGTTCTATGAATCCAGCTATGGCAAGAAGAGATATGCAATCTGGTTATTTCCCATCTGATATGGGTATGGCAGGTGGCAAGATGATGAAGAAGGGCGGAAAAGCCTAATTTATTATGAAAAAGTTTTTAGCTAAACTATTCAAATTAAAACTTTGCAAGTGTAATTCTAAACCTACTTGTGATCATTCAAATACAGCTGTTAGAAAAGAAGTTAAGTATTGTAGTAGTTGTAAAACTATTTTAAATGAAGGCTAACAATGGCTAAACGCGGTCTCTACGCAAACATTCATGCTAAACGAAAAAGAATTAAAGAAGGTTCAGGTGAGTCTATGAGAAAACCTGGAACCAAAGGCGCACCCACTAAAAAACAATTTAAGAAATCAGCAAAAACCGCGAAGAAGAAATAATGGCTAGTGCTGCATGGACACGTAAAGAAGGTAAATCCAAATCAGGTGGATTGAATGCAAAAGGTGTTGCATCTTACAGAAAAGCTAACCCTGGTTCCAAATTAAAAACAGCCGTTACTACTAAACCCTCAAAATTAAAAAAAGGTTCTAAAGACGCTAAACGTAGATCTTCTTTCTGTGCTAGAATGACTGGTATGAGAAAAAGACAAAAAGCTAGTAACAATACGGGTGAAGATAGATTATCTAAATCACTTAGAAAATGGAATTGTTAATGAGAGATAATAAATCCATAGAAAGTTTTTTAAAAGAGAAATATAAAAAGATAAAAGAGATGAGTTTGTTTAGAAACCTTAAAAAAGAAGTAGAAACAGGGGCTAGCGGAACTCAAGATTATGTGATAAAAAAGGGACCAAATAAAGATAAAATAGCAAAAAAATAGAAAGGTAATTATGGAAGAAGACCACTTTATAGATAAGATAAGAAAGATAATTAAGATGAGACATGATGATACTATCGCAGTTATGGCCTCAGGTGGGGTTGACAGTATGGAAAAATATCAGTATATGTTAGGACAGATACGAACGTATCAATATTTAAGTCAGGAGATATCCAGCCTGCTAAACAAAAAGGAGCAATATGAACAAGACGGCACCGTTATCGACATCAACTCAAAGCCCAAAAATTGAGTTACCAGATAAGACACTAGTTGGTTTAAAACCGACCGAAAAAAAATCAGAAGAAATTGGAAAGATACCTAAACCTACGGGTTGGAGAATTTTAGTTCTACCTTTTAAACAAAAAGAAAAAACGAAAGGCGGAATTATCTTAGCTGACGAAACAGTTGAACGATCACAAGTAGCATCGACTTGTGGTTTAATTTTAGACATGGGACCACACTGCTACGACAAAGACAGATACCCAGAAGGTCCTTGGTGTAAAAAAGGTGATTGGATTATCTTTGCAAGATATGCCGGATCACGAATTAAGATAGATGGGGGTGAGATAAGACTTTTGAATGATGATGAAGTTTTAGCGACCGTGGATAACCCTAAAGATATATACCACGAATTTTAACCATAGGAGGAACTATGCCACAAACAGAAAATGACAAAACAGTTGAATTAGATGTAACCGGACCGGGTGCAAATGTTGAACTGCCAGATACAGAAAACGAAAACGATAAAACATATGAAAACGAGACAACAGAAAAGGAAGCAAATGTTACATACGATACTGAGCCCAATAACACACCTGAGAAATCTAGTGAGCAGCCTGTTCTTCGAGATGACAAGAACGACGGAGGAGAAGTTGTACAGAAAACTTCTGAAGATGGGGGTGATAAACAAAAAGATAACTCTAAGGACGTTGAAGAGTACTCTGAAGGCGTTAAGAAAAGAATAGCAAAATTAACCAAAAAAATGCGTGAAGCAGAAAGACAAAAAGATGAAGCCTTGTCTTATGCAACTCGTATTAAAGGTGAGAGAGATAGATATGAAGCTACCGCTACTGGTTTAGATAGAAATTATGCCAGTGAGATGGAAGGTAGAATTACATCTTCATTATCAGCAGCTCAAGCAAAACTTGCAGCAGCTAGAACAAATGAGGATTCTAAATCAGAAGTAGAAGCATTAACTTCAATCTCTCAATTAGGTTATGAACAGGCTAAATTAGCTGAAATTAAATCTCAACATGCTATGCAAGATAGCGCAGCTAATGAAAAACCTACCTTACAACAACAACCAGCAAGACAACCAGCACCTGTAAAAGATCCTAAGGCGGAAGCATGGGCTGATGAAAATGACTGGTTTGGTAAGGATAATGCTATGACTTATACAGCATTTGACCTACATAGAAAACTTACTGAGGAAGAGGGTATGGACCCTCAATCTGATGAATATTATTTAGAGGTGGATAAGAGAATAAGACTTGAATTCCCCCATAAATTTGGTAAGGTAGAACAACAGATTAGTAAACCTACACAAAACGTCGCCTCTGCGACGCGTAGTTCAAAGACTGGTCGCAAAACTGTGAGACTCACACCAACACAGGTGACAATAGCTAAAAAGCTAGGTGTGCCACTAGAAGAGTATGCGAAACAACTTATAATCACGAAGGAGGTATAGGCATATGACAAATAAAAAACCAACTCGTGCGAGCCAAAGTATAGGTGATGTTACAAAAGTAGTATCACAAGCATCTACGATTAAACCCAAAGCTGCTGTAAAACCTTGGACTCCACCATCGTACTTAGATACGCCCAACGCGCCAGAAGGATTCAGACACAGATGGGTCAGAATAGAAATCATGGGGTTCGCCGACACTAAAAACATACAAGGACGCTTAAGGTCTGGTTATGAATTAGTGAGAGCAGACGAATATCCCAGTGAGGACTTTCCAGCAATCATGGATGGCAAATACGCAGGGGTAATCGGGCACGGAGGCCTTGTGCTGACAAGGGTACCGGAAGAGATCGCAAAACAACGACAAGATTATTATGCTAAAGAAGCTGGTGATCAACAACGTGCAATCGACAACGATCTTATGAAGGAACAGCATAGGGGAATGCCTATCGATATTGATAGACAGTCTCGTACAACCTTCGGTGGCAAAAAGTAATTTACTTTAAACCAACGAAATTTTATAAACCGAACTGGAGGCCTTTCGAGGCAGGTTCACTAAGGAGAAAATAATATGGCTAACGCTTCAACAACAGGGTTTGGTTTCAAACCCATTAAGATGGTTGGACAGTCGTATAATAATGCCGGTTTAAGTGAGTGGAATGTAGCCGCTTCTTCAGCTTTAATTTGTCATAGCGCTTTGACAATTTTAACTGCTGATGGAGTTGTTCTTACTGCTGCTGACGGAGGGGTGAATAACCTCGGCGTACTTAACGGTGTATTTTATACAGCTGCAACAACTAACAAACCAACATGGTCGAACTATTCGCCCGCTTCTAACACAGCTACAGACATAGTTGCACTTATCAATGATAATCCGCAACAAATGTTTGAAGTAATGTCTGCAGATACTGCATTCAGTGCTAATGAAGTAGGGGAATGTGCCGATCAAGTTACAGCTAATGGTGCTACTCCGTTGTTCAATTCTTTATCAAAGATATCAGCAACAACAGATGCAGCAACAGCTCAACTAAAAATAATAGGTGTTTCAAGAGATCCTGAACATTCGGACACAACTGAAGAGGGCTTTGCTCTTAGAGTTATGATCAATGAACATATCTTAGGAAACAACGTAGCAGGTATATAAGGAGATAAAATATGGCTATATCAAGAAACCAACTCGTAAAAGAGTTAGAGCCAGGATTGAATGCTTTATTCGGCCTGGAATACAAACAGTATGAAAATCAGTCAGCTGATATTTATGCTACAGAGTCATCTGACAGAGCTTTTGAAGAAGAAGTAATGTTGAGTGGTTTTGCACAAGCACAAGTGAAACCGGAAGGTTCAGGTGTTGTATATGACAATGCTCAAGAAACTTTCACAGCTAGATACACTAACGAGACTATTGCTCTCGCTTTTGCTATCACTGAGGAAGCAATTGAGGACAATCTATATGATAGACTGGCTTCTAGATACACTAAAGCTTTAGCAAGATCTATGGCTCAAACTAAGCAAGTTAAATCAGTTAACCCACTTAATAATGGAATGCCAGGCGGTACTTTCAATTCAGGTGATGGTGTAACTTTATTTAACACTGCTCACCCAACGATTGCTGGAACTGTGTCTAACACACTAGCAACTGCTGCGGATTTAAACGAAACTTCATTAGAACAAGCATTGATTGATATCGCTGCTATGACTGATGAAAGAGGTTTAAAAATCGCTGCTAAGGGTATGAAGATGATTATCCCATCTGCACTACAATTCACAGCTGAAAGACTTATGTCTTCTGCTGGTAGAGTTGGAACTGCTGATAATGATATCAATGCTATCAAATCTATGGGGATGATTCCTCAAGGTTACTCTGTTAACAATTATGTTACAGATACTGATGCATTTTACATCATTACAGACGTGCCAAATGGTATGAAACATTTCCAAAGAACACCTCTATCTACTAAGATGGAAGGTGATTTTGATACTGGTAATGTTAGATACAAAGCTAGAGAAAGATACGTTTTTGGCGTATCTGACTATAGAGGTATCTTCGCTTCACCAGGAGCTTAGTACTTAAATCTTTTGTGGCGGGACAAAGTTCCGCCACATTTAAA